GGGAAACCCCACCCACCTGAGTAGAAGTACTAGGAGGGTTGGTAAAACCGATGCGTCCGCGAGGACAATCAAATCCAGGTCCATCCAAATTGCCCTTCGTAAAGAAAATGGGCGTCATTGGGAAAGTGTTCTGGTAAGGGGCGTGGACGATGAGTCCCCCGCTGGCTGCGAGGGCCTCAGTGGATCCAGTAAAAGGGCGGGCTTGACCAGATGGCGTTGGAAACGACGCACTGTTAATCCACACGTTATCGACATTCCCTGGCAACAGGGAAGCCCAAATACGTGTGTGACGTTCAGCTGGAGTCGCAGTATCCGCACCATCAGGAAATGGGATGCGTAACTTGACCCCACCACGATAAAACGCGAATGAGGCCAAAATATACGAATGCAGACGGCACTGAGGGGCCGCCAGAGTAGGCAACCCACCAGAGAACCGAGCTGACAATACCCAGGGCCACATCAAGCCAACCTTGCCAAGAACCCCTGGCAGGCCAACTTGAGTGTATCGCTTGAGAAGTTGAACTATGGACAATGGCATCTCTGAACCAGAGGATTCCGCATACATAGTGGTTAGCCCCGGTGTTGGAGCATCACCAATAACATCACAAGCAATAGTACCGACATTTACTAGATCGTCCTGACCCTGAGTCTCAAAGTCGAAGCCCTCAGTGAAGAAAACTTCAGTAGAGGGTTCAATGGGCATTTGAAACTCAAGATCGACACCTCCCCTAACATACACAGAGCACACAACTGAAGGTCCGACAGTTTCGGGACCCTCAAGTGGGGTGATGGCATGTACAAACATTGTCCCTGCGGAAACGTCTGTGGGAAGGTAGTTGAGGGGGATCATAAAAGGAAAAGAAAGGCAAAACTCGTTCCCCTCTGCCAAATCTATCACCTGCCGGTGGAGGTAGGCAGAATCAAGGGTTGAAAGAGTGGGCGGAGCATTACCAGGGACGATGGAAATTTGGAGTTTGCCACGATGAAAGGATGTCTTTGCCATCTTAATCATCACCTCAATGGATCCGCGGTACATATGAAACATACCTGCGAGCCAACTGATGGGTGTGTGATAAACTTGCGTAGGACCTGTAGTAACCCTAAAGTTAAAGGGTGCCAGCGGCAGAGTATATATGCTGCTGAATAGGTCCTGCGTCTTGGTATAATTGAACGTACCAAGATATCCAAATTGCCTTTTCAGATAAGCTAACGACATCTCATCCATACCTGCCGGACTATAATAATCCGTCAGACGTAGCTTGGCCTCAGAAGTAAGAGCCAAAGAATGTGATGCGTCAACACCATCAGAATTGGCAGTCGTCCCATGTAAATTGCTATACATCCTAACGATAGTACCCGTAGCAGCAGGTTTAGAAAAACCAAGTGCCGAAGACACGCCCGCGGCAGTGGCCAGGGCCCAAGAAGTGGCACCGACAACAGCCGAAATGGAAGGTATAGCAGAAAGAGAGGAAAACGCAGATGCAGCTTTCGAGAAGAAAGAAGAAATAGGGCGCACTTCAACATCCGATGGGGTTACGCGGGATTGAGACGACTTAGAGGCGGACAGAGTCTCTGGACCCTGCGTCTCAAAACCCTGCGTTTGGATAGGCTGGGAAGTCTGCGAGAACAACTCGACATCTTCATGCCACATCCACAAACGCATCCCAACAGACTGGGCGCCATCGGCACCCACAGAAAGCGGGGATGCGACAGCCACCACAATGCGCCCGTGCGATCTGGGCAAAGTATTCGTCATCTCGATGAAGTGAGCAATCGAAGTGTAAGGAATACGCAGCTCAACTGCGGATTCGTTAGCTTCGATATCACAACCAGGTAACTGAGACAGGGATACAAAGTCAAACATGTGCTGACGGAACTTTCCCCGGGAGACATCGGCCCCCGGGTAGTAGCAAAGACGAACGCGTCCTGCGTGGAAAGGTGTACCATTCAGCTCCAAACGAAGTACAAGCGTACAGCGTAGACCCAAGTAGCCACGTACTTTCTCACGCCACATCGGCACTGACGAAAAGTAAACCCAACTATCAGTCCCCACAAGGGCACCATTCAAAATAAGCCCGGTCGCCATAGAGGTGGTCCAGTTAAAACTGGCTACAGCGACTGGCTTGGAAAGATACTCAGCAACCTGTGAAATAGAATTCGGCAGATGCGATTCTACAAGATGCGGAGACAGAGCGGGCAAATCGGCCCGTTGGACAGCAGAAACAGGGTGGGAAACATTCAAAGCAGTGGTGTCTTCTTTTTGGGTGTCCTGAAGAGTGGACATATGTGGTTGGTTTGTAGTAGCAAGCACTAATAGATTCAGTGAAAAGCTCTGCTCAAAGCAAATCACCTATGGTCCTAACGAGGTTTTTCGGGGCTGCCTGGGGACACCTCATCCTAAATAGGGGACCCATGTACACAATGGGGACCATCCATGTGCACATGCTCACTCAAGCTGGTGTGACCTCACAAAGTGAGGTCACCGCTGCACCAGCGTAAGGCTCTTTCTTCCCGAGTGAGCGAGAAGTTGACCCCCTTACGCGGGAGACCCAGTGCAGCACTATTGTACGCATCGCGAATACGATGGTACCAAACATCCCAAGTCTCATCTTCATGAATAGATAGTTCATCAAGAAAGCGGTCCAACTTGGTTTCCCAAATTAGAAGCCCATCCGAACCATCCTTGGGGCGTTTCATCCACTGGATATTCTGGATGATTGTGTTCAGATCCAACATCGCGACAGGACGGCCAAGGCCACGATGCATCCGAACTTTCCGTTTAAGGAATGCAATCTCAAACAGATTGCGGTCCCTGTCAACGAAGTCGGAATTCTTATCCTCGTCGGTGTAGACTAACCCCATCAACATGTATCCACCAGCAAGCGATGCGTCTGTGATCTTATCTAGGTTGTAACCATGATAGACACCACGTTTCACCTTTATGGTCACATCGTCACCGAAATCGATGACCCAGACAAGGTCATGGGTCACGACATAGGTGATGAACGTTGATACGTCAGCCTTTGATGCACCATCGCCCAACACTGCTATAGCGCAGGCGACGAAAGTCGCCAACGTGTTAGTAGCGCTATTACAGGGTGTGGTCATCAACCATCCCGAAGGATTAGAATTAGTCCATTGAACGACACGGTCATCATATTGCACACAAGGTCGAGTAGCGCCAATAAACAAATTCCGTGCCTGGCGCATTTCCTCTGGAGAATACAATCCAGTCACACCAAACAAGGTGTTGAAAATGTCAAACAAGTGGTCCATAAGAAATGGGGACAATCGCTTGTCATAACCTGAATGATCTCCAGCCATAACACGGTAGTCTGGATGACCTGCACCCAAACGATCTGCGTACGCTTTAAGGTCCATTTCATCGGCCATGTTGATGCCCATGGCTGTGAAATTACGTAAGCGGTTCCTGGGTTCCAACCACCAATCAATGAAGGGGCCAAAGACCATGCGCGTAGCTATCAAATGGCTGACTGGGGCAGCCATGATAAGGCGCGTTTTAAGGTCCCTGACTCGATCATTGGGGCGAAGCTCGTCTTTCGGAAAGACGGCACAGATGGCTACTGGGGCGCTATGTTTAGCGCAATCCAGTATTTTATCCACCTGGGCCCTAATGGCATTGGCATCAGGTGTGTCAAACACGAAATCACCGT